AAGTCGCCACTATCGTGGATGCGTACATGCGTGGGACGTTCAAGTAAAATGTTTGCGTTCATAATTGTAACAAATTCTTCAGTTTTTGTTAGTTCGTAGCGTTTCTGCTGGCCCTTTTTTACGTTGCTAAATCTATAGTTACCTCTTTGAGCGTAACAATATTTTATACAGTCTTTAGCAAATGGACAAGTTAACTTGCCGTTTAAATCTTTATAAGCTGGAATACTGAAATTTAATACTCTAGCGTTATTTAATAAAGATGTCTTTTTTAATTTTCTGTTTTGTGTTAGTAGTTTCATTTTTTTGTGTTTAGTGTTGTTAATTTTTTAGTGTTTTTTTTATTAGTTTTAATTATTTTAATATCTTCTATATACAAACATTTATCTTCTATATCTTCTATAATATAGTTAACTGCGTTACGTTTCATATCTTTTACGCTTTGTTTTGATACATCTAATATAATTTTTATTTGAAATTTCATTTTTTTGTGTTTAGTGTTATTAATTTTAGTATTTTTCTTCTCTTCTTGCGTCCTCTCTTGATTCAAGATAATTTTCTTTCTGTATTGCTTCAAATTCATAATCTTCTACTGGTTCGCAATATTCGAAACAATACTGACAACGATCAGAATAATCAACCCTTGCACCGCAACAATTCGAAACGTAATCGCCACCGTAATCTTCAGGCGTTGCTAATTTATATTTATCGTAATTTTTCATAATTTATTTATTTTAAGTTAGTAATATAATTAATTAACCTTTTATCAAAATTTGTTTTTTTGTTTCTTTCTTTCTGTTCTTTACGATCTTTAAATTCTTGATTTACTTTTATTGAAGTATTCCAATCTAATTTTTTTAATCTGTCAATTTCTTTTAAATATTCTTTTAATCTTTTTGTGTTCATAATTTTATTTTTTAGTGTTGTTAAATTCTTTTCTGAAAAATTCAATTTCTTTTTTAGAAATTTCTAAATTAATACTGGTAGATGAATTTTTATTCCATACACTTACAAAAATTGAGTGTGTATATTCATTTACATATGTGTTTAAATTATAATATTTATTTATATAATCTGATATTTTTTGCAGTTGTTTAAATTCTGTTTTTGTCATTTTTTAAAGTGTTTAAATTATTAATATGATGCAAATATAAAACTTTTTTTAATATTCAACAAAAAAAACAAAAAAATGTTAAAAAATAAATTAACAATTATTTTGTTAATAACTTGAGAATCAACGCCTTATATAGAACGCACATACACGCACACGATAACAGCAGACCCAGCAGTTTCACAGCAGTTTCACAGCAGTTTCACAGCAGTTTCGTATTTTTTTTTTTACAAAAATTTTTTTTAAAAAATATTTTTTTTGTTATGGAATTTGTAAATACCAGTCAGCAGTTTCAATGCACTCATCAAGACCTTTAACAACCTTTGCAAAGTAACCTGCTTCATTTAAATATGCAACCCATTCTTTTTGTTCTTTAGTTGGATATGATTTTTTATCTGCTTTGATTTCTAAAAAACATCCTGCATATTTGTGATTGACTTTTAGTATTTGCATGTCAGGAAATCCTTTGACATAACCTGTTTTTTTAGCTAACACAGCTTGTTTCATAGAGGTTCTTATACCTCCTAAAGAAGCACAGTATCTTATTTGAGGATAATTGTATTTAAGGTAAGTACAAAACGCTGCTTGTACTGATGCTTCAGGTTTCATTAATGATGGTTGTAAACAGATTTGCCTACCCTGCGTACCCCCCTATACCCCCCATCACCCCCTGCATAGGTTGTCTTTTTTATTAATTGATACATCAATGGTTGGGATACATTGTACTTTCTAGCCAAAGAAGATATAGTAATCTTTTCTGTAGCATTGTTATATTCATCTCTTATAGCTTGTGCTTCTTCTTCTGTAAACTTTCTTCTGGAGTAACCTCCACCTCTCATATCTTTTCTATCTTCTAATTTTATTTTTCTAATCTTTGGCATATCTAATAATTTGTAAAGCCATACTGATCTTCAATATCAACTTTTATTATTTCTACTTTAAATTTATCTGGTTTTTTTTTATGCAAGTACAATATTCTATTCATTATTGTTTCATCCTTTTTCATCTCGTTTATATCATCTGTTGTTGCAAAAGTATCTATCACTCCTTCTACTGGTCTCCTTGTAACGCCTACCTTATTATAAATTTTATAAGTAGCAAATATTCTAAATATTGGCTTTGGCATTTTTAATTTTATCTAACTCAAACTCTAAATGATTTATAGCTTTTTGTATGCAATCTACAGCAGTTTCATGCTTCCTTGAACAACGCAATATGTAACTTGTTGCTGTTCCTAAATTATAACTTAGATCAAAATCTTCTATAACCTTTCTTGCTTCATAACCATAAACACTACCTATATAATAGTTTGGTGTTTTGTTTTCTTTATAATCTATTCCTAATTCTTCTTTTGACATAAACATTTTTGGGTTTATTGATTTATTTCTATCAAAGTCATAATAATATTTACTGTGTTTTTCTTTTTTCATTTATTCTATCATGATGCAAACCACCTGTTAAAGTTTTTTTATATTGTTTTATATTTGATTCTAACCTCTCATTATTCTTACTTTCATCTAAAGAAGCAATGCAATGTAATAAAATACTTACAAAAAACACAACAAAAACTATACATAATAAAATCCAAAGTAAAATCATTTATCAAATTTTTTTGCTGCTTGATTATAGCCATACATCCAACCAAAAAAACAAGAAGCTATCATTAATAATACTGTTGTAAACATTTCTCAAATTTATAAAAATAATTTATATATAATAATTTTATCTTAACAATTTAGGTTCTGGTCTAAAATGTGGTACTGTTTTAGGATCAGCACCTGCATTTACTTTTGCTCTAGCATCCCATATTAACTCCTGATGATTTCTTAACCACTTCATATATGTTGGTACATTTAAATGGATAAAATCTTTGTTATGTGGACTTCTAACCCCTAACCTAAAAGCATTGACAGCATCTTGAAAGTAAAAGTTTTTATATGTTTTACTTAAATCTTCTGCTAAACTTTGTGCCATAATAACTTTTGTTTCTGCATCTACATTGTGTTGACCTAACTCAATATAAGTTTTACTTAATAGATCTAAACACAAATCTTCTAATTGTTCTCTTGTTTTTGTTTTTATCATTTTCTACCTTTTTTTAATAATTCTTTTGCTTCCATATGCGAACTTAAGTGCATATGTACTTTACTTATACTCTTTGTTGAGTTTCTTTTTTCCCAAGTTCTAACACATGCTTTCCAGTTTTTCATTTTGTTTTTACCAACTTTCCAATCTTTACTTTCATAAAAATCAAAAAAAGTTTCTGCATCTAAACCATTACCTCTGTCTTTACAATACTCAGCAATTTCAACAATAGTTGGTTTCTTAAAACGCCCTTTATTATTACTATATGTAATATTATTATTAATACTTGTATTATTATCCTTAAACTTTTCTTTAATACCCTCCCTGTCTTTTTCTTTAATACCCCCTTTAAGAATTCTTATATACCTCCTATCAATTTCTTTAGTACCCTCTTTATAGGTGTAAGTAGTTGATATATAACCATTTACAATAAGTTCTTTGATCCACTTAGAAATAGTTACAATACTCTTACCATATAGTTTTGAAAAGTATCTGTTTGTTGCAAAGCACTCACCATTCATATTTAATAATGCAGTAATTTCTGCATACAATAGTTTAGCATGAGCAGTAAGATTTTTGTCATACCTAACTTCTGCAGATATGATTGCATAATAGTTTGGTTGTTCCATATTATCTACTAAACAATTGATTTGAGTACCAAATAATATTTTTCTTACCTTTATTATTTTCGTAAGATTTTAACTGTTTATCTGCAAATTCTTTTGCTTTTTCATTAATATGAGTTATGGTTTGATTATCCATGTATTGTTCATAGAACTCACACCATTTAGCTTTTCTTTTGTAGTCATAATGTTCTTGTCTTAATTTTTGTTCATCCATAATTTAAAGTTTTAGTTTGTAAAAAAGGAAAGAAAGAAGGAGTCACCACCAAGTTTAAATTGTAAATTAATTTTATTAATACTCAATTATTTGTTGTTTATCAATCGTGACCTGTAATTGTTTCAAAGTATAACCGCCATTATTAAATTAAATAAATTACAACCTTCTTTCTAACCTATATTGTTTATGTTAAATGTTTATTTATCACCTCATCTTTTTTATCTAACTCATTCTCTAAATCAGCAATATAATTTTTTTGCTTTATAAAAACTATAGTTGCACCCATAATATTTCCAAATAAAATACATAAAAATATTATAGACAGTATAGATAAATTAGAATGGTAGATCATCTTCCTGAGTTTGTTGTTTCTTTTGTTCTGGCTTCCAAGTATCTACCTCAATGTAATGAGTTTTACCATACTGATCCACCTCTCTTTTTTTTACAGTCTTTAATTTAATATACTCCTTACCATCATATTTAAATATGTGATCTTTTGCATTATCTCTTAAATCTGAAAGGCATATAGTTTGCTGTATTAAGTTACCATCAAACTTTTCTATACCACTACCTACATAAATTTTTTCTTTTGTTTCTGACATTTTCTTTGTTTTTTAAGTTATACAATTGTTTTAATTTTT